CGGAGCTGTTTGATTCGACTCCGCGAGCTTCGTCATCTGCATTTGCTGGTTAGTGACCTGCGTCTTGTACTGGTCTTGAAGCTGCGGGTTATTACCAGCGGGGACGATCCGTTGCTGCGGATCCAAGAAATCCTGCGGACCCTGAGGTTTACCAGCAGGGACCGGAGCAGGACCAGCCTGAGGAGCTGGAGCGGTACCAGCCTGAGGAGCGGGACCAGCCTGAGGAGCGACGCGCTGACCTGTAGCCTGAGCGATTTGCTGCTGAAGCGCTGCTACGTTGCGCTGAGCAATGGGGTCACCCGCCTGGGCCTTCGGCATTTCATCTTGGAGTTCCTTGGTCCAGACGGCTAACGCCAGAGCATTACGTTGACCCTGTACCGGTGGGGGAACCTTTCCTTCAGGATAGCCCCCGGCTGCGGCTTGGGCGTTGAATTGGGCACGGCCCGTCGATAGGGGTAACGCCCCGCTAGGCGGCGAATTTTGACCGCTAGCAGGCGAAATCGGGCCGCTAGCAGGCATAGGCGACGGGGCCGCTACGGGGGGAGGGGGCGGTCCATTAACAAGCGGGGTTACGCTGTCTTTACGGTTATTCCGCAGCCATTCTTGTTCAGGAACCTGTATCCTATATCCTGGATTATTAGGGTCCATCACTTCAATCATCTTATCGCGACCATGCGCACCAGCTTCGATGGAAGCCCTCAGATTGTTGATGGATCCAGGTATTGTTTCAGATTGACCACTAGGGCCAATACGAGTTGTATGCGTTGGGTCTCGCGGCTTTTCATATTCGTTCAGTTGACCGAGAATATCCTTGGCCCGTTCGCGTATACTCTTGTCTGAACTGCCAAGCATACGAGTGGCTGTTTCCCTATTGATACCTCCAACGCTGGGGCTGGGACTAGGTGTATCTCCACCGCCGAGGGCTGAGACAGTAGTGGGTAATGCTCCGCCAAATTTCTGGCCCGGCATAAACTTGGTCAATTCCTCGTCGGACTGCCTCATTTCGTGGTGCTTTTGAAGTAGCGCCAGCCCCTCCTTGCGCGTACCGGGGTTCGATACCAAGGCCGCAATTTCTGGTGGCGCCCCGCGCAAAGCGTCTGCTAACGATGACTGAAACTTCTCGCCCAAGGCGCGACGAGCGGGGGCATCCTGATCCATTGTAAGAGCAGCCCTACCTCCCTCAAAGCCGGCAATGCCTGCCCCGGCTATGTCCCAGGCCTCTCTGGGTTGACTCGCGCGCAACCGCGTAGCTACCGCCGCAGCGTAACGCCGATTGAGGTCGTCCTCTTCAATTTGAAGAGGGTCAAGGCTATAGTCATCAAGGGAGGCCATTAGTAGTTATTCCCACCTAGTTGCTGCGGACCGCCCACGTAATTACCCCCGAGGCTACCCCAGGGTATCCTACCCGCTGCATTGCTAATTCCAGTTACAAGGTTATTGGTGCCCTGATTGCCCGCCTGATTAATCTGACCGGCGTAGTTTGAGTTATCAGCGCCAGGCATCTGACCGCCCTGGAAGTTGCTATAGGTAGGCGACCCCTGCGTATACATTCCACCCATTTGCAGATTCTGTAAATTATAGGGCGCTTGCTGCATTTGTAAAGCCTGCGAAAAGTCCTGCCCCCGCTCAGTACCAGATAGCTGCCGATTCTGAATCTGGCTATTAGATTCTGTAGCGTAGCGACTAGCCGCCGCCGAAGCTGCCGCATTAGCCCTAGATGCCGAAGCGTTGGCTTGAGCGCCCCGTAATCCTTGATCCGCCCCGTAACGCGCAGTATTGAAACCTTCCCAGCCCTGAGCCGCATTTTGTTGAGCTGTATTGCCCGCATTCTGAGCAGCTTGCGAAGTAATCTGATTCTGATAATCTTGCTGCCCTGCTTGGTTAGCAAAATTACCTCGGGCAATTGCAGCATTCTGGAGCCGAGTTGACTCCGCCCCACCACGCTGGATAGCATCGCTCTGCGCTGTTTGATATGCGTCAGTGCGATCACGATTGAGATTATCAGACTCACGTTGCCATGCCGCAGACCCTCGGCTCAGCCCCATATTGGCCAATTGAGCCTCTTGATTTGACTGCCGCTGCTGCCACTGCGGGTCAAGATTACGAGTCTGTTGATGATAGTAATCGTCAGTTACGTTCTGGTCGTAAGCGGGGCCACCTTGAATACTGTGCACCGCTGACGTACCAGGGGTAACATAATTGGTATTGAATCCGCCCGTCATTTGATTACTTAGGGTTGGTTGTCCTGATGCGGCGGGAGCGCCTGGTGTATTAGATGCTGCACCTCCGGGAGCACCGGGATTAGTCGCAGGTCCACCTTGAAAGGCCGGGGCGTTAGCTTGGCCCATCATACCCTGGGGCATATTTCCACCTTCGTGGCCTATGTTTCCGCCAGCTTGATTCGTCTGAGGCTGGAAGCCATTACTTGTACCACCGCTCGCGGGTTGAAAACCCGTAGCAGCGGGAGACATCCCCGCTTGATTTGCCGGCGCTCCCTGGGCTACGCCTAGTCCAGGCGCTTGCTGAGGTGCCCCGGTCATTTGTTGAGGGGCCATCAATGAACCGCCGAGTGATCCAGGCATCACATACCCCCGTTTGAAGCATTATTCAATTGTTGAATCTCTTGCTGCCTCCGCAGTGCATCAGCTTGAGCCAGCAACGCCGGATCTTGTCCCGGAGTTGTAGGTGTGGACGGTGGAGGCGGTGTGAGTGTGGGTGGTCGATCAAATTGTTGACCAGGCTGGTATCCGGGCGCTATGGGTTGACCGGTCTGCATCATGCTACCTCCTGCTGAAGGGTAGGCCGATTGTGGTCTCACCCCACGTTTGAAATCCAACCCTACTCCTGTATCGTCCACCCTACCCGTATCGCCCGGCGTCCCTTGAACCGCATTGGCCATCTTTCCAAAACCCAGAGCGTTCCAATCAATCTTAGACCCACCCTTTGCAGCAGCCATACGGTCCGCTGCAATCTGACGATAATCCTCCAGACGAGCAGCCTCAGGTGCGGCGAGCTTGTTCGTCTGCGTCATCCTACCCGTGACAGGATCGGTAGTCCATTGAAGACTGCCGAAGTCGCTAATCTGATCGGGGCGGTTATCCCTGAGGGATTCTCTGTACCGCTCCTCCTGCCATTTCTGCTGATCCTTCAGCATCTGGGCTGAATTAGCGGAGTTCTTGTCGCCCTGCTTCTTACCAATGAATCCACCAATGAGTCCTATTCCTGCGGACGCCACCATTGCCCAGGTCATGTTACCTCCATTTTATCAAATTCATCAAACGTAGAGCAAATCTGTTCTTCTTCAAGCCTGTCCATGTCAGTCTCGTCCGTACCGTGGGCGCTAATCCAGATCGTGTCCTCGTGAAAGAAGCTCACGTTCTTCGTGCCCGCTGCGCTTACCCACACGTCTGGGGCACATCGCGTAATCACACCCTGCGGGGTCTTGATGGATACTCTTCCCGCAAGAAGGGCATTGACCTGGGAGAAGCGGTGGATCTTTCCAATTGAAATCGTTCCCGCTGGGGTACATAATCTCCTCACGTATACGCGATGAGCAAAGAAGTGATCTAGCGGTCGATTAGTTTCCTGAGGCATCTGAGCGACGACCTCCTGAAACTGCAAAACTTGGGCTCTATGGGCTTTGACTAAATCCGTACTCATAGACCAATCCCGGTCTCAAATATAATTTCGTGGTCGGTGTACAGCGTTTTACCTGAGCCACTAATAGCTAATTGAAGAGACATCTTCTTGCCGAATCCAGTAACTCCGAACCATTGATGGAACGATCCATCTCCGGGGCCTAGGGACCAAGAATTAACGTCCCACTTAGCAACGTCCCACTTACCACCAATAACTTGAGTTGTTATGGGGGCTGATATGGGCGAGGATAGGTTATACTCTGGCTGAAATTTAGCAAAAAAGGACGGGGATAAATCAGAAAATCCATACACCTTTATGCGTAACACGCGCTTATTACTGTTATCGTCACCAAGGTCCATAAAAGCTCCTTGTATACGACCTATAATCTGATCTCCTGGACTTGTACCATCCGCACTTACATTATCCCTATACCCAGTAAACCCCTGATACACCATTCCGTTGCTAGACCCAAAAATGAATTTTCTATTAAAAGTAGTTGAGCATAGCGTATCCATACCGGAAAAAGTATTCCATGTATTGATTAGCGAATTCATGCTAAAATGCAGATTATTTCCACTACTCGTAATTACAGGGGTCCCTAAATACAGCATCTCTTCGTGCGGGTATACCGTAAGATGCCAATATAATTGTTCTGAACTAACGTGTACAAGTTCAGCTAGCAAGGGGTTAACCTTAGCAGCCATTCCACCAGTAAGGCCGCCAGCGTGTAGTCTACCTGCTACCAAATCAGCTACACTAACTAAACCGTACTCACTGATAAATAGAACATCACCCCCGTGATCTGCAAACGATCTACGCCCGTCAGGGGATCTACCAGGCTCCCACCTCCCTTTTAGTCTAAATGCCGCTGCTGAATCTGGATCTGTACCCTCGTACACTAACATCTGGCCTTCCGTAGACGCTAGTACCAGGGCATCGTCCATACCTGCGCCAGAATCGTAGGTCCAGTTAGTCGCCCAAAGTAGAGCGCCACCCGCATTTAATTGTTGACCAAAGTCAAACGCCGATAGTAACCCAGATATTTGACTTATTGGTAAATAATAAGCTGTAGCCGAATCCCTAACCAAGAACCAGACTCGGTTCTTCCATATCCAGATGAATGCGATGTCCTTAGTAGTATGGGTATCCCCCACAGGCCACTGTATTTGTCCTACCCCGGCCCCATTGATTCGTTCAGTCCATGTATCTACTCCAGCAGGAGAAGCGAATGAGTAATACCCGGCCCCCAAGCTGACGGCGAGTAGGAAGTTGCCGCCTATGGTCACGAAATTGGTATAATACCACTCCCCAGGAACGCGTGAATTAGTGGAGGGGGTAAGGCTCAGAGTCGGAGCGGCCCCTTGGGTAGTAATCTTGTATAGATTACTGGGATCTTCAGCGGGTGCTGCAAATAACTCTGAATTTGTTAGATTCTCCCCAAAATACGGCAATATGGTTCTAACAGGAACCGAGAATTTATTAGCAAGGGGTATCCATTCTTGGTACCCCCTACGAATTTCGCATCCGTTAGGTTTGGCAATTACGTTGTCCAACGTATACGCATCCGTAACGGGGAAATCAATAGTAGAGGCCAGTATATTCAATCCACCAGATGGGGACTGATAACGAGCACGCCTCTGCACAGCCTTGCGTACTTTCTCAGACCTAATTTTAGTTGGCGATACCATTAGTATGGGCTACCGTATCCTGTACTCGGAATATTGTTAGCTGCGTTGATGTATGGATACCCTCTGCCCGGTACGATACTCAACGTCGTGGCTCCCTTATCTGTACCAGATTCCCACTGAAAGGCTTTCATGAAATCTGCCATGGCCGAGCCGGAATCGTATCCCTCATTCTCGAACCACTTAGCACGAGTATAAAGAATCATCAATTGAGCGGAATATACGTGATAGGAGTTATCCCTCTGCATATCCAACACTGGTGTCGGAGGATCCAGGGGATTTCCACTTACATTTACGTCGTTGGCCCAGTATTTGGATAAATACTCAAAACTAAGAGTCTGGGGCGACCCCGGCGGTGGGGGAGACTTCACCCATAACTGACCGTCGCGGATACGCCACATGAAGCGCGTAGTGATCTGAGCGTTGCGAACGACTAGCCATTGCCAATCTTGAGCGTTAACCGGACCTACTGCAGGCAACAACGTAGAACGATTCCAATGGGTATCGTCCGTCATTGTCTTAAAATCTGCGGGAAGATCGAATGCCTTCTCTACCTGACCTATGGTATCAGCCTCGATTGAGAGGGTGGCCGTCTTGGACATTATCTGCCAATTGTACATGTACGACAATTCTGTACCGCACAGATTGGCGTAGTACTGTAGGCGAAGGATCGCTTCGTCAGACGAAGCGGCTACCGTGGTAGTCTGAGGATGACCCACAGAACGAGCTACGGTATTGACTATCTCAAGTAGGGTAGTACCGGGAGCTGCGGCCATATGTCCTCACGCTATTCATTTCAGCCGCTACTGGCGTCGCCAGGAAGCGCAAGGGGTTTAGTTGAATACTACGAAATCGCAGTTGGTAACACCCGTCGCTACCGTGTTAAGGTGTACTACAAATGAGCCAGCCGCGACTACCACAGCTTCTACTGAGCTTACAGCAGCGTCGTGAGTAGTCAATACAGCTAGAACCGTGGAGGTTGCCGTAACCAGGCTATTAGTGATAGTAACTTGACTTGACGAGGCCGCAAAAGCGAAGCGACCACGCGGAGTGTTGATTGTAGCATTACCTGGAGTACCCGACGCATCCGTGGTCGGGAGTGATATACCCACCGTGAATACGTTACTCTGAGACGCGCCCCTGACAGCCATGGCTACGTCCCCGTTCCCAGAGTGATGTATAGAGTAGATGCCCCAGATGTCGTCGCGATGACGTTTATTACAGCATTGGGGGATAGTTCAAATATCTCCACCACCCCCGGTAGCATGGGCATACCATTATTAACGGTAGCTGTCACTCCGTCAAACCGGACGAAGCACGGAATAGTGCCAATATTGACCATACGTGCCTCTACTGGGGACGTAGCATACCCAGGAGGCGGGACTGATGCCTGTTGACTTGAATTAGTAACTCCTACACTTCCAGTAAATCCATTAGTCTGGAAGGGAAAATTCGTCATGGGCATAACATGTACCCCTATTGTTTAACAACGCCTTGCTGCTTAGGAATCCCCGGCTTGGACGTCAGTACCGACAGCGCTTCTTCCTTGGCTTCGGCCACAGCCTTGAGGTCGGCTACCATCTTCTCTAGGGCCGCAACACGGGCATCCGTGCCCGTAGTTGCTTCCAGGAACTTCTGGCACTTCTGCTTGTCGCCTTGGAATCCAGGGAATTTCTGTCCAACCTCGTCGCTAGCCCCGGCCAACTGCTCGACAGTGTGGATACCGAAGAACTTGTACTCCTCCACCTTCGAACGGGTCATGAAGGGGACGGCTTCCAGGCGCGTGCCGATCACTTCGGTACCACGACCGGCCTTGAATTTATCATAATGGGCGGCGAAGCGGCCCTTGTCGTCGTCGGAGGCGACACGGTCGATGATCGAGAGCTTATCACCAGGCACCAGAATACGGACGTGTACCACGTCCTGGAAAATGGGTCGCCCGGCATCTTCCGATTCCCGAGTCATTAGCACGGGTCTCAGATAGAACTGAACGTGAAGCTTGCTGTCCATGGCGTAACGGGGTTGATCTTCCGTAACTCCATCAGTTATCTTGGACCAATCGGTGGTATCTAGTTCAGACATGTTCTTCCTCTTGGAAAGGCCTGCCCCTTTCGGGGCAGACCGATTCCGGGTTGCTATTACGTAATCGGACCTTGCGCGACTGGCCGATTGTATACACACAGGTTGAAGAAGTCCGTCGCCGTGGCGTAAGCCGCGGTGATGGCCGTGAAGTTGCTCGCGGTAGCGTTATTGCTCATGACGAGAGACTTGCCGTCGACGCCGATGGAATTGATGAACGTCGTAGCCGGGATGCCCGTACCGGAAAGCAGCATACCAGGAATCAGCCCGTCACTGTTGGGCGTAGCCAGGATCGGAGAGCCATTACTTACACCACACGTCTTGATGACGGTCGTACCAGTGGCCGGCGCGGTGACGCGCATACCGATGATCTGCTTACCCGCCGCAAGCGCCCCTCCTTGACCCGCCGCGACGATGCCGATAGCGGTATTGGCCGCGACGGAGGCACTGCTCCACACGGGACCGTAGCCAGAGATCTGGGCCCACCCGAATTGCGGTACGGCGGATGAGACCAGCGGATTGACGAGGATCGCCAGCGCCTTGCCGAGCAGGGTCGTATTGGGTACGAGCGACGACAGGAAGGCCGTAGCCGTGTCGTAGGCGAGAATGGTCCCCACCTTCGCAGCCGTGGAAGCCGGCATCTGAAGGTAGATGAACTCGCCGCCGCCCCAGAAGGGGTCGTTCGCCTGTACGATAGTGCCGGGTGAGATTCTCGGGGGAGTGACCGGAGTGGTCACGGGGACCAGGTCAGCGGCGCCCCAGTTTGCAATCGGGGGAGTGCCGATGAAGTCGGTAATAAGAGCATACGTCATTTGAATCTCCTTGTACTCATAAAGCCCAGGGCCGGATGGCCCTGGGACACCACTACTATGAAGCTGTTACGTCGAGACCATGCGACCCTGGAACTGCGAGCCAGACATCGTCAGGTTGCCCGCCCACGCCAAGATTTGAACCTCCGCGTCCTGGTTGACCGAGTACCGGCGATTCGGGCTCAACGACGTCATGTTCCTCGCCGAGTGCGGGCGCAGGAAGATGTACTTCGTGTTGAGGAAGAAGCCAGTCTTGGCCGGGCAGAAGCCGCCGATGCCGCCGTCCAACACGACGTCTGCGTCCATGTACTTCAGACTGGGGAAGCCGAGCTTGCCGGTTTCCGCCTGCGTGAAGCGCTGGAGAGCTTGGAGGCTGGCGACGTAGAAGGCCCAGAAGAAGTTGTCGAACACGATCAGGTCGGGACGGTCCGAACCACGAACTAGCTTGACCCACATCGAGTTACACGCTTCCTGGATGTTCACCGGGGACATCGCTGCCGGGGTAGCCAGCGAGGCCGACGAGAACAGTTGGCTTTGCCAGAACGACCACGCGGCGCGGTCGATACCACCATATGTACCGGTGGTAGGCGCCGTCGGTACCGCAGCGTTTAGGCCGGTCAACTCCTTACCGCCGGAACCAGTACCGTCCGCGTACACGCCGCCCGCCAGCAGGTTGGCCATCGTGGATTCCGCCACACTGACGCGACCTTCTAACAGGTCGATCATCTGCTCGCGACCAGCATTCTGCAGCTGTTCGAGGCCGGACATGACGATTGGGCAGGCGAGCTGCTTGATCGCGTATTCCGCTGAGCTGATGACGTCTTGCGCCGCGACCGGGAGCAGGTCGTAGCCACTGTACCACCCGCCGTTGCCGTTCTGGGCAAAGGACAGTTCTTGCATGATCGTGTTACCACCGGCAAATGACTTCACGTTTCCGCGCTGACTCAACTTGGCGCTGAGGGCGTTGTTCTTCGTGACGTTATCCGCGATGGCCCGCGACCGATTCTGAATCGTCGTACTGACGATATCAGACAGGTTTGGGAAGGCCATTTAGTTCTCCTGAAGAGGTTAAAGAGGTGAGGATTCGTCGAAAGCTGCTTCGAGCTCAGCACGTAGGCTCCGCTCACCGGCTCCCTTGGCAGCGGCCCCAGGTACACTGGGCGCCCCATGGACGGCAGAAGATGCTCTACGCGCGGCGTTCGCGCGGTTGGTTTTAACCGCCGCGCGGCTTTGCGCCTCTCTCGTCAGGAGGATTTTGCGAGTGTCCGGATTAGACCAGACGGCGGCTGCGTAAGCGTCGTCAAGCGTTTTCGCTCGACCGAGCTCAATCAGGTCTGCCATCATGTCCCGGACATCGTCAATAAACTCATGTTTGGGATCAGCTGCGAACGCGACGATGGCCCTTTCAGCCTCCATCGCATTTTGATGCTCAACTCCCGCGGACTGCTGTTGTATTACAACGTGCGCCCGAGCAGCGAGTTGTCTAGCTTGTAGAACTTCAGGTGGATAGGATAGACGCTGGGTCAATACTGCGTCCAGAGTCTTCAGATCCACTCCGTATGATTGTACGATATTTGCAACGACTTCTGCACGTTCCTGAGGCGACCCAGAGGCCAGCGACTTCACAGAAGTGAAGATGTCGTTCACGAAAGCTTCAGGAGGCATGCCGTTCGCGCTCAAAGCCTCCCTAAATGGCTCGATATGCGCCTGTACGGTATCGGCCATGCGAATCTTGGGGCCAACGCTACCGATCAGGCGCATCGAATCGCCCTCACGCCGCAGGACTTCTTCCTGAACCTCGCGGGGCAGCGCGTTCCACTTCTCACGTACAGCGGGTTTCCACTGAGCCGGCGCCTTCAGGTCGGTCGTGACCGCGGCTGCGGGAGGCACGACTGGCTCAGTAGGCGCGGGGAGTGCCGAAGGCTCCGCAGCCTTCGGAGGCCCAGTGGAAATGGGGGCAGGCTCCAGCGGAGGCGTTTCCTTGGGCTCGCTGGATGCCGGTATAACTACATGTTCGGGATCGTGCTCTTCAACAGCATCTTCAATAGTGTCGCGAAGGCTTGGGGCCTCGTCTACTGTTTCGTCAACAACTGCATCGTCTAAGGGCATATACGCGAGAGTACGCTTATTTTAATGTAAAGTAAAGGGTTATCGTTTGTTTTCTAATGCGGCTATAGCTCTTGCTATATCCCCCCTCTTCACGGCGCCAGCTCCAGGTTTTCCCTGATAGTAATCAGCCCGTTTCTGGGCCGCTTGAGCCCACTCGCCCTTGAAGTCGTCCATAGTGGTTAGACCGTGCGCTTTCATGTAGGCGCGGTGCTTGGATCGAGTGTCGATGGGGGTGCCGTCGGTCGCCCTCATACCGTCATAGTGAGTCTCACCTATGACGGGCACGCTACGCCCCGGTTGCTCGTAGTCTGGGCTGACCTCTACGAGGCAGTCATCTGCGGGACTCCAAATAAATCGTCTACGGGTCATTTCGGCTCCTTGGCGGGCTTTCCACCCCGCTCAAACGCGGTTGCCATTTGCATATCGGCTTGATGCTTCTGAGCCGAATGTTCCATTTCCTGGGCGAACTCTTGTCGCTTCACCTGAGACTGAATAGTTGCCTCGTTTTGAGTCTGGGCAAGCTTCTGTTGGCCCAGATTCTGATCGACTGCCGCCCTCTGCTGGGCCACCTGCTGATCCACTGCCGCCTTCTGCTGCGTCTGGTGCAATTTGAGGGCGCCTTCCTGCTGCTTAAGTTGGAGCTTTTGCTGACCTTCAGCCTGCCCAAATTGAAGTTTCTGTTGAGATAGCTTAGCATCCGATTCACCCTTCATTTCCATAAGTTTGAGCTGACCTTGTACCTTCTGTTCTTCGGGACTTGGTTGAGGTTGCTGGGGTTCAGCCAGCTTCTTCTGTAGCGCCGAGAACGTCCGATCAAGTTCACCTTCAAACTTCTTGCCGACTTTGAAGCCGGCCAGGGAGAACTGGAGCAATTGCATAAGGAATGGCCCCATAATGGGGTCACTATTCATAGTGGGGAGGATTTCCTTCAGGAAGTTAGTGATTGTACCCATGTACTCCATGCGGTCTTGCTTTTCCGCCTGGAAGTCTATATCGCTGAGGCTATCCGACTCTACCCTACAACGAAGGATAAATTCAGGTTGCTTGATTAACTGCTTCGCCTGTTCGATAATCTGCGGATCTTCATTCATGAAATCACATTGCGCCAACTTACAAATTTCAGCAATGTCGAAATGCTTACGCATAATCTGCGCCTGAATATCGAACACCGACGAGCAGTACTGTACTACATTCTTCTGCCGTTGTTGAATACGCATCGACGCATACGCTGTCTTGATCTTTTGAGCGCCCAGCGTTTCGCTTGCCTTCGTTGCGCCGCGAATGATATCCGACATACCGGTGATTTCATAAATCTGGTTCTTGACGTCCTCGCGGTTCTTGGTAAGTTGGTCGATGGTGAGAACGACCATGTCGAGGGGTATCCAATCAATGACCCCCTTGATCCCGCCTTTCTCCGCGAAAGCTGCCCACTGATCCACTGGGACCAGTTGGTTTTCAGCTGCGTTGGATAGGAGAGCTTGCACCTGCGAGCTCGCCTTGTCGTAAACGCCGGCCAGTCTGCAGGCGCGAACCAGTATGGAAATGCGGGTGTTGATGTCGTTGAGTTCTCGGTACTGATCCTTAGCGTAGTGGTAGTCGGGAATGGGGACGTATTGCCCATTTGAGACAGTAGATACGAGTGGAACTGGGCAAGGGAAGAAGTCGTCAAGTTCAAGGAAATCGTCCTTCTCACCTAGTAGTTTGTCAAGACCCTTGCTGAACCAAATCACCTTCTCGGAGGGCTTGTCCCAAATCTCGTACACGACCGCCTGCTGCATGATCATGTTCTTGGCCTCTACCGAGTTGTCAGTTCGGTTAGCCTTGTAGTCCAGCGGTACTTCCTTACCCAATTTACCGAAGCGTTTGACGAGTTGGTCTCGCGTCAGATACGTCTTACGCGCGATCCACCGCAGTTCTTCGTATGAGCGACACGGGGACCAGAGCAAGTCCTCCCAGTACACGTACTCGTCCAGGATTTGCTCGCTTACCACTTCGTCGTACTCTAGCGTCTCAGCGAGAGACTGGGCCTCGGGTTCAACCTCCTCTTGCCCCGCAATATTCAGACCCGCGGTGGGGTCGAGTTCCGCCACTTTCTGAGGGCCATGGTGCTTTATGTCAGCGTCGTAGGTGTGCCACGAAATACCGACTCCAGGGACTAGCATATCCTGTACTACGCCCTTTAGCAACTCGGCGGTGTGGAAATTACGATTGTTGTGACTAGAAAGGGCACGTTCTATGATCTCGCACGCGACT